CACCCAGCTTCTTTGCAATAGCAACCTGACTCGGCGATAACCGGACAGTTCGGCGCGCACTATTTATTCCGGAACTCCGGGATGCAGGGGCAACAGCAGGCGCGGAACGCTGTTGTCTGGAGGATTGGTTAGACGATTGCTCGCCTGCAAAGTGCTTCGGAAACTCGCTCCGAAGTCTTTGGTCCAATTCAGTATAGTATTCGTCGGAGCTAGGGTCAATACCCTCCTCTTCGATCAATTGTTGGTGTATGCCCCACGCAGCGTAGGTCATCATCCGGTTCTGGCCGAACCAAGGGTTGGCCGAAGCCCATTCCTCGGCGCGGGGGTCCGGCGCACGGGGAGCAGGTTGCTGCTGGACTTGTTGCACCGGCGCTTGATACTGCTGCTGAACTTGCTGTTGGAAGTTCTGGGGCTGTTCCTGCAGCCAAGAAGCGACTTGTCGCTGCTCTTGGACCAACGTGGACAGGCGCTCTTGCGCTTCGATTTCCGTGTCCAGATCGCCTTCTTCCTTGGCCTTCTTGATGATCTGGCGCAGGGCGGCTTGCTGGGTGTCCAGACGGGCCTTCGCCTCGTTCAGACGGCTGTAGTCCGTGTGAACGAGCTTTTGCTGAAGCATTTGCGTCTGGTTTTGCAAGCCCTTGGCGTATTCCAAGGCAGCCTGCTCACGGCGCTCGGCCTCTCGCATGCGAGCGGTCAGTTTGGAGATGCGTTTTTGGACGGTGTCCGCAACGGCATCAAGTTCCTGTTTATGGGACTGCCCTTCTTCTGCTGCCGCTTGCGGCGCAGGGGCGGATTCTTGGTTGGGTTTTGTTTCGGCCTCGCCATCGGCTCCAAAGGTCACGTTCGTGGCCTTCTCATCCGCGCCAAGGTCAAATTCCAACTGTTCGTCGTTCATTACAGCTGCCATTTTTTACCTCACATGTGTAGTATGTCTTCCGGGTCTTTGATCGTCGCGAGAATCTCGTCGTCATTCAGGATGCGGATTTCACCGCCATCAATCATCATGCGAGCACCCGCATAACGGCCAAAGATGATCCAATCCCCTTCCTTGCACCAAGGACCGTCAGGGAATTTGTCCGTGTCCTTGTAGGCCAGCGGGCCAACTGACAGGACATACGCGCATGTGGTTGTGAGTTGCTGGCGCTCAAGCGTTTCTTTCGCCAGTTCGATGCCGCCTTTTGTCTTTTGCGCCCCTCGGTAGGGCAAGACAATGATGCGCCAGCCCGTGGGCTTGGGCAGGTGCTCTTTCAAGCCCTCCGCCTGCTCCACATGTTCGGCCTTGGCGGCCTCCGCAGCGATTTTTTCTGCGGCTTCCCGAGCGGCTTCGGCAGCAGCCTCTTCCGCCCACTTCTTCTCCAGTGCAGTTGCTTCCATGGTTTTCCTTTTTAGTCGGGGTTTTTGTTCAAGAGCTCTTTCACAACCTCTTCAACAAATCTGTACCCCTCGAGGCGACCCATAAGGAACTTGTACTGCTCCATATCCTTGACAGCGCCATTGACGACCAAGCGCTCCGTGTCATCACGAAGGCGCTTCACCGAAAACAGCACTTTCTCAGCAAATTCAAGCATGGATTTCTCCTATGAGGCGGCCACTTCACCCGTGTCCGAGGGGTATGTGCACATTGTGCACTATTTTTACGCAATCTTCACCTTGCGGAACGCATCTTTACGATACACATACTTCACGCCCGGTTTTTCAAGCTCCACCTTGCCCTTTGGGGGCCGCTCCAGCTTGGGCACTGGTGAGGGCTTGAGCATTTTGGAAGTTTTGTTGCTGGACTTGGGCTGCATGCTGCGCTCCTTGTAGATTGAGGTTGGCCTGATCCATGCCCGTCTTGGCTTGGACCGTCATGGCCTTGAGTTGGAGGTTGGCCTGATCGTCGGCAATCTCGGCCTGAGTGCGTTGCTGATCCAGCGCCAAGCGGCCCTGATCGATCTGTGTGCGGGCCTGATCGCGCTGCGCGGCCTGCTGCAGTTCCTGCTTCTTCAGCCCCACCAGCGGGTCCTCCTGATTGCCGGACAGCTGCTCTTGCATCTGCTTCATCTGCTGGAAGAACTCAGCGACCTTCAGTGCCACCATGGCCTCGCGCTGCAGCGGAGAAACCAACCCATCGGGGTCGGTGCCGTACTGCTTGAACAGCTCGGCTTCTGTCCATTCCTCCGCCTTGAGGCGCAGGTGGTCAAAGCAGTGCTTTTGCAGGGTGGTTGCCACGTTGGGCATGGTGCCCACCAGCGGGGACATGCCAAACATCAAGTGCGACATGATGTGCGCATCGTGCTGCTGGCCTGCAAACGCCTTCAGGGGCGAGCCGTCGAGGGCCTGCGCGTTCTCGCTGGCCGGGTCCTTGGGCTTGTCCACGTTCTGGGTGTTCAAAATCTGGTCGATATCGCGAACACCGATGGCTTCATACATGCGGCGGTAGGCCTCATACATGTTGTGCATCTGCGGAGCGCTCTGAGCGAGCTGCAATTGGGTCTGCGCCAGCGTGATGCGCTGCGCCACCGAGAAGATATTGGGGTCAGAGACAGGCAAAACATCGATACGGTCATCGAAGTCGCGTTTCTTGATGAAGCGGCTCTCCCCGGGCACGTCATAGGGGTACTTGTCGGGCAGGAACTCGGCAAAACCCTTCGCCAGCAGGTTGAATTCAATCTTCTGGCTGTAGTGCAAGCGCTTGTGGATGCTGGACATGACCGCGCTGCCCTTTTCCAGCAGTGCGATGGTGGTGCCCACGGCAGCATTCTGGTTGCTGTCGCCCACTTGCATGTCGGTGATGCTCGCCAGTCGTCGACCAGCGTCCACACAGAAGCCCAGCAGTTGGAACAACGTCTGGCTGGGCTCTTTGTAGGGCAGCGGCAGCAGAGAACTCTGCAAATCAGCGCCGCCAGCATCAATATCGCGGAACTCGCCCGGTTGCAGGGGCATGTCATCGTTCATGATGCGAGCGCCCTTGGCTTTGAAGCCTGCAGGCAGGTTCACCAAGGTGCCAGCGTCCACCAACTGCTGCAAAGCAGAGGTTGCCGTCTTGGTAAGGCCGCCGACGAGGTGCAAAAAGCCCAAACCATACGCTCCGGGGCCTTGGACCAGCAGGTAGTGCACGTAGTATTGCTTACGGGCGTAGAGTTTGTCGCCTTCGCTCCAGTTGCGGCGCACACCGATGCAGGCTTTGGTCACTTCATCGACAGTGATGATGTAGGGCAGGCGAATTCCAGTGGGCTCGCCGTCTTCATCCTTGTCTTCGAAGCCCGGGAGGTCCATATCGACCTGAAACTCAAGCAAAGAGATTTCTTCAGGCTCGGTGGTGGGCTGAATACCCGTCACACGGTCCACTTCCTTCTGGATTGTGCTCTGGGGCAGCTCAGCGGGGACCGAGGCCTGTGCAGAATCGAGGTATTGACCGCGAACCACTGCTTTTTTGTACTCGTTGTCCGACAAAGCGACCCGGTGCACGATGCGAGCGCACTCGCTCATGACCGAGGAGCCCTTGTAGGGGATGTAGAGGTCATCCGGCGTGATCAATTTGCTGACCATGCGCTGTTTGTCCTCGTCGAAGTACACCTTTTTGAACGCCGAGCCGCCGTAGCCGATCCAAAACAGCAGCTGATCGAAGTCAGGCGTGTATTCTTCCATCACCGTGGTGATTTGGTAGTTCATGAAGTCGCGAACACGGTCCGCTTGCATCAACTTTTCGCGTGTTTCGCGCCCCAGCACCTGTGTGCGCACCGGGCCCTCGGCAGGCATGAGCTCTTTGAGCGCTTGCGACTGGAATTGCACGATGGCTTCGGTCAAAAGTGGGTGCTGAGTGCCGCATGCGCCCTTGAAAGGCTTGGTGCGCTCTTCAAAACTGAAGCCCAGCATCTTCAAGCCCTTGCCGTACTGCTCTTCCCACTCCTTGCGGGACGATTTGTCGGCCTCGTACATCACGATGAGGTCAGAAGATATCTGCTGCAGCACTGCCGGGTCCATCACCTCGGCCAAGTTGCTGTCAAACGGGACTTCTTCGTCCTCTTCTTCGCCCAAGCCGATGGTCACACCACCGTCTTCGTCGAATTCGATGTTGATCTCGGGCAGCGGGCCTTCGCTTTCCTCGATTTCGACCAGCTTGTCGCCTGTGGGCAACTCATCCGCAGTGATGTTCTTCTCGATTGGCATATGCGTTCCTTAGAGATACTTGCGATTGTCGTTGATATGGCGCTCGACCATACCACCATTTTTGAAGGGTACGCCAGTTTTGGTGATCCTCTCCGCCGCCGCAGGGCCCCACACTAAGCCGACTGCGTTCAAGGGGGTGCCCACTGGGTGTGTGTACAAACCCGTGCGAGGATTTACAACCTTTTGCGTGGTCGGAGGCAGTTCAATCATCCTTATTTCCAAACCAGACTTCTCCCCGCCTAGGTCTTTTACCACTTGGCGCAGGTTATTCAGCACCCCTTCGTATAGCTGCGACTGCATAGAGGCAGTTCCGGGGAAGGTGACAAAGTTTTGGCCGTCTCTCATCGCTGCTTGGATGGCATTTTTCATCAGAAGCTGCTGAAGGATAGCTGGACGGGTGTCGGTTCCTGCAAAAGGCTCTGGAGTTTGGTA